GCCAGGCGTTTGATCTCGGCGACCTTCGCGCGCAGCGCGGCAAGCTGGCTGTTCATGCCGCTTACCAGGCCGCCGACGGTCGCGGAGCCTGAAGCCTGGGCGGTGGCGGACTGGTCGCAGTCCGCGGCCATGCCGGACACGGCACTTTCGATCTCCGAGCACTTGTCCGTCAGCCCGGTCACCGCGTCCGCCATGCCGGAGGCCAGACTCTGCTGCGCGGCGAGCGACTGCTCGTACAGCGCGTTCATCTCGCTCAGACCCTCGCCGCCGGCTTTCACGATGCCCTGCAGCGCCTGGAAGGACTCGTCGCTGCCGTCCGCCAGCGCGGTCAGCAGCTCGTCTGACGCGCCCATCTCCTTGACCTTCTGCAGATTGGTGGCGTACTCCTCGTAGTAGTCGGTCTGCTCCTGAAGTGACTTCTTCAGGTCCTTGACCGATGTGCCCTTGCCGCCGGCCTTCGAGCGGTCGCCCAGACCGCCGAAGGGCGACTTGAACATTTTGCCTACGGTCTTCTCGGTCTCCTCGAGTACGGCTTCGTAGGCTTCCTGATACGCCGTCAGCTCCTGCGTCATGGCCTCGTAGACCGCGTTCATCCGCTCGCCCTCGGCGTCGGTGGTCTCGCCCATGTCAGCCATGCTGTCGTTCAGGTTCTGGACGGCCGTGTCGGCTTCGGTCAGTATGTAGCTATACTGCTCGACGTACTTTTCGCCCTCGGCGAGCGCCGCGTTATATTCTCCGGCCGCACGGGTCGCGGCGTCGTAGGCTTTGTATTCATCTGAGTTGACCAGGGTGGCCATATCCTCGCCGGAGTGTTCTTCCGCGAAGTCCTGCCACACCTTTTCCGCGTTTGCCAGCTCTGCGGACGCCAGCGCCGCCTGCGCGCGCAGATCCTCGAGCTGTTCTGCTTTGAAGCTGTAGGCCTCGAGCTGCTCCGAGCTCCGCGCGGCCTCATTCTCGGCCAGCTGCTGGCGCGTCATCTCGTCGACGTACCGGGACAGCGCTTCGGTGCCACCCTCGATCGCGCCGGTCTGCTCGTCGTACATCTCAGCGACGCCCGGCGCGATCTTCATGAGTGCCGCCATTGTGGCCTGGTACTCCGCGAGGCCGCTGGCGTCCAGCTTTGATGCGTCGCCCATGCCGGCCAGCGCGCTGATCAGGTAGTCGGCCGACGTCTGCGCGCCGGTGATCGACGATGCGGTGTCGTCGTACCTGCCGTTTATCTCCTTGAGCCTGGCGTCCAGGCTGTCGTCCGTGAAGGCTGCTGCGATGCCCTCGGCCGCCTGGGCCTCTAGCTGGATCATCGACAGCCGGTTTTCCTTGTACTTGTCGCCGATGGCGTTCTGGGCATTCTGGATGCGGTTTTGCGCCATCTGGATCTGGCTGGCCGTAGTGCCGTACACGACCGCCGTGGACTCGGCCAGCCGGGTGCTGTTTTCCCACTCGGCGCGGGCCGTCTCCAGGCTGCCGTTGAGCACATCGCTGCCCTCGGCCAGGTTGGCCAAATTGCGCGTCAGGCGCTTTTCGGTCAGACCCATGTCGGTCATGGTCTTGATCACGCTGCCGCCGTTTTCGCTGATCTCATGCAGACCCGTGACGAAGCCGCTCAGTGCCTGCGCCGGATCCGTGCGCCACAACTGGCTGAAAGCCTCGACGCTCATGCCGGCGACGTCCGCGAACTGCTTCAGCTTCGGGCTTCCGGTCTTGTCAAGCGTCTCGATCTTGGTGATCAGCGTAGAAATGGACGATCCGCCGGACGCCGTCTCGACGCCGACGGAGGACATCGCCGCCGCGAAGGCCAGCACGTCGGCCTCGGACATCCCGACGACGTGCGACATGCCGGCCATGTTCTGGGCCATCTCTACGATGCGCGACTCTGTGGTGGCCGTGGTGCGGCCCAGCTCCAGGATTGTGGAGCCCAGCCTCTCATAGTCTGCGCCCGACGTCTGCATGACGTTGGCCAGCTGACCGAGAGAAGAGATCGCGGACTCCGCCGACATGTCCGTGGCTTCGCCCAGACCGATCATGACCTCGGTAAAAGGCAGCACCTGATCGCTTGACAAGCCCAGATGTGCGGCCTGCTCTGCCAGATAGGCGATCTCTTCGGCGGACTTCGGCACGCGTTGACTCATGCTCTCGATCTGCTCGCGCATGTTGGCGATGCCAGTGTCCGAGAGATTCATGGTCTTCTGGAGGTTGGCCATGGAGACTTCGAGCTGGATGGAGCCGTCGATCGCATGGCCCATCGCCTGTGCGAGCATCTCGAAGCCCTTCTGGATGATCTCCGAGCCTAATATTCCCTTGGTCACGTCCAGCCAGTTCATGGAGCCGGCCGCTTCGTCCATACCTCGCTTGAACTCATCCGCGCCGGTCAACTTGAGCCGCACGTCAATGTCTCGGGTTGCCACAGTGTATCGCCTCCGATTGTGCCCTGGATCTTATCTCACAGATCTCGTAGACCGTCCGGATCTCCATGAGCATGGCCGTCTTTACATCAATGCCCAGCTGCAGCGCCAGATCCAGATAGGCGCCGAGCCGCATCCTCAGTGACCCGTTTTTTTTTCGAGCTCCTGAAGGACCTCGTCGATCTCCTGATCTTCGTCTTCGTCCTGGCTGAGTCCCGCCGTCATGACCGACAGCACGCGCTCCGTCATGCCGGTGAGCTGGCCTGGCTTTATGATCATCCGCCACTCTTCCTCTGTCAGGATCCGCTTCGGCGTCTCGCCCATGAAGCGGCGGTAGAGCTCGGCCTCTTTCGCCATCACATAAAAAGCATACAGCACGGCATCGAAGCTTTCGACGCCGCCCTTTTGTATCGCCGGTATCAGGCCTTCCGGGTATCGCTCGCTGACGGCGAAGTGTGCCGCCGCGTCATACCTCACTGGCACGCTTTTAATCTTCATGCAAAAATCTCCCCGCCATAGTCATATGCGCCGGGTGCGATTGCGCCCGGCGCGTGTTGCCTCAGCTCTGCACCGGAGTGACCGCCGGACTGGCCGTCAGACCGACCTTGCCGTCGATATAGGCCTTGGCTGCCGCCTCGGTGTCGAATTCCTTGGCCACGTACCACGGGCCGAACTTCGGCGCGGCGACCTTCATCTTGATCGGCTGGGTGCCGAAGCTGATGCTGTTGCCCTTCGTGGATCCATCGAAGTCAGGCATGGAGGCCTTGACCTTCGGATAGAACCATGCGCGGTACTTGCGCACTCCGCTGATCTGCAGCACCTGATAGCCGCCGATGCCGCCATATGGCGCAGTGTCGTCGGCCTTGGCCTGCAGCTCGCCCTCGGTGCAGGTGGCGCCGTAGAGTTTGGCCTGATTCTCCAGGCTGATGTTGTCGACCTCGGCAGTCAGATCCGCGCTGGAAAACTCGCTGGCGTACTCGGCCAGCAGGTCGTCGGCGTAGAGCTCGCCCTCGGAATTCTGGATCGCCACGTTCAGCGATACCATGCGGCCGACGACGATCGCGCCGGCGCTCTTATAGGTCGGCACGGCGGCGTCCGTCTCGGTATCCATTTCGTTCCAGACCATGTACTTGAGTCCCATCTTTGCCATGGTGATGATCTCCTTTCACAGATTGTTCTCTTTGAGCCACTGATCCAGCACCGCATCTTCGGCGGCCGTTGCGGCGGATGTCGCGTCCTTGATCGACTTCGATATGAAAGGGCGAGCCGGTTGGCTCTTCTTTCCATACTCGTTGATGAAAGCAATCTCAGCGATGCGGTTCCCATGCTGGGTACCCTCGAACTTTACGTTCGCGGTTGCGCCGGTCGCTGTGGCTCTCACGTTTCGCGTCTTTGGCGATGTGGCTACACCGCCTGCATAGTATGGACCCTGCAGCATCGTGGCTGCGTGGAAGATCAGCGTCTTTTCAAATACCTCCGCCTTCGCCCGTACCATCTCCTTGCGCACCTCTGCCGGGATCTTCCCTGCCTTCAACAGGTCGGCTTTCACGCCGGTCACGCCGAATGCGGTCACGCTGACATTAATCATCCGCAAATCTCCCTTCGCGCTCAAACTCGAAGACCAGGTGCGTCTCCGTGCCGTCGTCCATGCGAGCCGTCGTGCTGGCATCAACCATTGTGGGCGCTGTGAATCCCGCGCCTACGATGGCGCGCTTGATTTGCTTCCTCAGCTGCGTGGTGTCGAGCGTGAACGGCGCGAAAAGGTGGAGCTGGATGCTCCACACCTCCGCGCCCGGCTCGTCGTCGCCGAAGTCGTCGGGCGTCGAAAACATGTTGAAGGTTAAGTAGGTGTCCAGCGGCCCGTCGTAGCCGAACTGCTGGCACGGGATGCCGGTGGGCTCGACGGCTGCGCGGATCTCAGATGCGATGCTCATGCCTCCGTCCTCCTCTTTACCTTGATCTCCATGTATCTGCCCTGGTTCTCCACCGCGTCGATGGACACGATGTCAAACGGCCCGTCATTCGTGCCGATGAGCTGCTGCTCATCCGTCAGCGTGACGCGGCACGTGGTGTCGATCAGCGGCGAGTGGTACATGGTCAGCGTGGCCACCTGGCCGAGCTGGTGCTTCATCGCCTCCAGGGCTTCAGCGCCGTGCAGCCACTGCCATCGACAGTAGACCGGCTGGCCGAAGATGTCCTGGCTGGTGTGCACTGCAAAGCCATTCTCGTTGATCGTGCGCGCTTCCCGCGTGATGTTGATCCTCGTGTTGAGCTCGCCGGCCCATACATCCTTCGCCATGTCACCACCACCGCCTGTACTGCTTCAGCAGCGCCTCGGTCGTCTGCGCGATCTCCACCGCCGTCACCGCGCCGGACTGCACCGATTCGCGGTTGTGGTACCAGTGGCCAATCAGCAGCAGCATGGCCTGGCGCGCCATCTCCGGGCACGTCTCCGCGCCTGCCCTGTAGGTGATCGAGACGGGATTGACCTGCCTCAGGCTTGCCGCGTCGATGCTGCCGGTCAGGCGCATCCGTCCGTCCTCGTCGTCCACCTCGTACTCTTCCGTCTCCGTGTCGGTGCCGTCCGCGCCATGCAGTATGACGCTTTCGACCTCGACGATCGGCGGCCGCGGAAGATTGAAGAAGGTGGCGATGTCAGACTGATCCGGATATGCCGTGATCCGTTGCGGGACGAAGGCGTAGCCCGTGCGCGACTCACAGTACTCCCGCGCCGCCTTGATCAGCGGCGTGAGCGTGTACTGCTCCTCGGCCGCGTTATTCGGCAGCAGCTTGAGCCTTTCGCGCACCTCGGCGACCGTTACCGGCTCGCTTTGCGCCGTGATCTCCGTCACTTTGTATCGCAGCATCTGCGTCACCTCCCGGGGCTGGTGCATCGACCAGCTCGGCATAGCCCCCGGCGGCGAGGCTTTTCGCCTCGCCCTCCGGGATGTCCACGACGGTCCCGGCCATGATTACGCCGTCAGG